GGAGCAGCATTAGTTGGTGCGCCAACATCAGCAATACCAGGAGCAGAAACGGCAGGAACAGCAGGTTCATCTGCTTGTTCTGCTGCAATTTCTTCTCCCATTTTCTCAACATCTTCTTCATTAAGGTGAAGAATATGCTTCTTGACCCATGCTCTTGAGAAGTATGTTCCAACATATGGATCAACTTGATTGAGCAATTGAATTCTAGAAGTCATCAAATCAGCTTCTTTAAGTTCGATAAAGTTATTATCTTTTAAGAAGTCGTAGTGAATCTTTTCTTTTAGTTCTTCCCATTCATCAAGAGAGCAAATACCCTTGAGGGCAAGTTGACGTGATAGTAATTCATCAAACAGAATACTGAATTTTGACCGTAGACGATCGATAAATTTACTAAACTTCAACTCATCTCGTGTGATTTCTGTTGCACGACCAAGAGAGAATGTAGTCTGTGAATCCAAACGAGAAGTTGGAACATTTAATGACTTGTACAATTTCTTTTCGAAGTAATTAACATCAGACAATTCACCAAGATTTTGACCCGCTGGGAGAGTTGTGATTTCTGTTGACTTACCTTCGCCACGACGTGGAATCCAGAAGTCTTCCATCATTGACATAAACTTACGATCGTCTTTTACTTCACCAGTAGAACTATCGTAAACAACCTTATTTCTAAATTTAGTCATAATATCACGAAGATATTGTTCTGCTTTAACCTTCGGCATGTTACCAACGTCAATATAGAACACACGACGTTCTGGTGCACGACTTAAACGATAGATAACAACAGCGTCCTCAACCATTCGGAGCTGGTTGAGGGGCTTTATCGCTTTGTGAAGGTGCGAAAGAACAGTACTTTTCTTTGGATCGAGTAATCCAGAATTAACATTGACGATTGCATCTGTTGCAATCTTTAATCCTGAATCCTGTGTTGAATTGCTGATCATGCTTTGACCTTGCGCCAAAGCCTTTTCATTGTAGACGTAGTATTCTTGGATACCAGCGTTTACTTCGATCCCAGTTCTTGGATCTTTTTTCTTTACAGCAACACGAACTTTTTTGATTTTTCGTGGATCAAGATATAACAATTCTTGAATACCAAGTCTTGGTTGCTTTTCGTCGATTAATACTTGATAGAATAGACGACCATCGATGTACCAATTACGAAAAATGTCAGAACCAGAATTTGAAAAATCAAGCATGCGAAGAATATTATCAAATTCTTCGCGAATCATGTCTTTAACATTGTCTGGTTGTTCAAGATCATCCAAAAGAATTGTGACAGAACGACCTGCATTGTCGTGCACAATTGATTCGTTAACGATATCATCAACTGCAGCTTCGAGTTCTGGCTGCATAGCCATCTCTCGATAACGAGTGATTAAGTCGTTTTCGTTTTTAACGGATGCTTCTAGATCAAGATAAGTTCCAAAAAATCCACCAGAAACATTGATTGCACCGTCATCTAAAACAGGTGCAGCAATAGGAGCCTGGATCGAGACCGCTTCAGGCTTCTTTCTTAAGATTTCAAAACCGAAAAGATTAATTGCCATTAATTAACTCCATAATATAAAACAAGTTCAAGATTAAACCACGTTTTCGGCGACTGCTTCCCACCATTGATATGCAAAAGTCACTGAATATTCTTCGATAGCATCATTGTTGCCCCAATCTAGATCGATTGGTGCGAGATCATTTGGGAACAGACCGATAAACTTGTAGGTCTTAATTACTTTTCCTGTTTTACCATAGTGACGGACATAAGCATCCGTACCATAGGAAATTGGAGTTGCGGCAGAGGCACTACGAGTATTGAAACGATGTGAATTAACGCCATTCATCCAACGCTCAAGTGCATTGCGCACAGTAAAATCTTCATCGTTTAGAATATTAATAGTCCAATCAGCAAATGTTCTATTGCCAACGAACTTAACTTCACGACCGAAGTATTGAACTGGAACAACACCAACCGTTGATCCAGGAATCTGCGCTGTTTTACACATGAAGCGTAATTTACGAGCCGCATTTCCTGGCAACGAGAAGGATGGAAACGTCATTTCGACTTCAAACAGATTGGCTCTTGCGCCATCAAACTGCATTTGTGAACGAAATTCAGATACATTAAAAGCCATTGTATTCTCCTGACTTTATCTTAATCTATTTATTAGAAGCGTCCAACGATTTCGTCGAAGGCGACGCCACTGCGAACAGCGACGAAGTTCAACTGAATGAAGTTTACACTTCTTGCTGGCTTAATGTAGATGTCACCAACAAACTCATTGCGGTCAATGACTGCTGGAGTATTGTTAGTTTCGTCACAAACTACGCGGAAGTCGTAGACACCACGACGACCCTGTACATCGCGCAAGAATGGTTCAACTAGAGCGACGAATTGTGAGCGTGTAAATTCATCATTGAACTCAAAGAGGCTTGATCTTGCAGCTGCAGAGATTGCCTTTTCTAGAACGATGAATAAACGGCGAACATTGATACGATCAAAGGCAGATGGACGACCTTGCATTGTCTTGTCACCAAAGAGAACAGTGCCTTCTCCTGGGAACGAAACAACTGGGTTTACACCAGCCTTGTAGAGTAGATCGCGTTCTGCTTGAGTTGGATTGAATGACAACTTAACAAGATTGCGGATCTGACCACGATTTAATCCAGCTGGTGAGAACCATGGATCGCGTTGTAGATCTGTACGGACGCAAAGACCAGCAACATCTGCGTTTAGAGGGATCCAACGATACACATCATTGTATTTGTCGTACTGATACTTCCAACCGCTGTCCATTACACCGTAAGATGTATCAAGCAATCCAGAACCATTGCGGAAGTTGACAACATCTGTGCTCTTCGCAGTTGATGTTACAGAATTTGCATATGGTGGTGAGATAAATGCTACAGCATCTTTTCTACCGTCAGCAACATTAAGATACTTGTTAGCAATTAATGTTGTGCTGATTGAAGAATTTGAAGATATACCGCAGTCGCCAGCAAACAATAGAGAAACGTCGATTTTTTCTTTATTCGTAAAGAGATCGATCATATTAATAAAGTCTGCTTGACTTGGAACACCATCAGTACCATTTACAAATGAGTAGTTTGCGATAACTGGTGAGTGTAGTGGAGTTCCTGTTGCAGAAGCTGCTGCGACAGTTTGTCCCCAAGCATTTGCAGCATTGCTTCCTGGAGCATGTCCGAGCCAGTGAATCCATTTTGAGGTGCGATATAGAACTTCTTTATAGTAAATGCTCGAGCCATCGTCGCCTCTAGCATCAGAACATTTTGAGAGGTTCGAGAAGCGTTCTAGAACTGTATTTGCAGTTCCTGTGATAACGCCGTCCTCATCCACAACAATGATGTGCATTTCATCTTTAAGCGTTGAATTGTTTGTTTTTGCAACAACAAAGTTTGAAGTATTTGGAGCACTATCAAAGTATGGAGCAAATAACCAACTATCAAACGTTGCTTCTGATGAACAAACTGAAACTCTTAAAGAGTTACCAAGAGCACCAGGATAACGAGCGCAGAATGCAACATTAGCATTTGCGCCAGTATAGTTATTGAGGAAGTATTCCTCATCGTTCATCACAGTAATATTGTGTGATGAGTTTGATGTTGCGTTGTTTGATTTATCTGTCGTTGCGCTACACACACGAACTACGCGCAGATCGTTTCCATATGATAGGAAGTTTGTAGCAGATAAAAACGATGCAGCCGTATTTGAATCTGGAGCGAAAAACTTTTGTACAAGGTCTGATTCGCTTGAGACCTGAATAACAGTATTTGCTGGACCCCAACGAAAGAAACCAACGGTAGCACCAGTTGATGTGCCGACTGAGGGAACTGCTGTAGTTAAATCAATTTCAGAAGTATTGACTCCTGGAGAGACTAAGAATGCCATGTTTTCGCTCCTGTAAATGGAGATTTAAGAATCTTACTGGTTATTTAGTATTTCGGGGGTTTTAACGATTGACCACAGTCCAAATTGAACCACCAGAAACAAACTGATTTTCTCCATTATCAACTTCGTCATGACCTGCAATAAAGTTCGGAAGAGCTTCTTCTTCGATCTGACGCATTTGTTCTTCATGCAACTTTTCTTTAATATTGGTATTGGTCAGATCAGCAAAGAAACTCTGATTCGTCATCCAAGAGAATAAAACAAGAGTCATAACTAGGTCATCGTGACTCCCCTCTTCTGCCTCATAACTCGCTCCTTTGGATATGAAGGTCGAAAGTTCTGATATCGTATCAAAATCTTGTAAGATTATTTTTTGCGATTCGATCAAATTCTTAAGAATTGAACATCCAAGACGTTTGACAGACTTTGTTGTACGAATTCCGCGTTGCGATTTATTCCCATAGCCCCAAGTGAGTGCAACTTTACCTTTTACGTCGACCGTCGACAGGATATTCTCATATTCATAGTCTTCAAATAGAGAATCGACGACCTGTTGACCGTTGTCATTGATTTCAACTAACGAATATGCTTGATTGTAGTATTCGCCAATGCGCTTAATAATTGAAGGATAGACCAACGGACTGATGTTATTGTCTTTATATGTGCAGACCTGTTTATAGGGTATTTCAGTAACATCGATCACACTAAACGCCGAGTAGTCTAACCCCTTACCTCGAGATGTATCTGAGATTATGACATAAGTGTGGTTTGAGATCGGAGCCTGATAAATCTTAATTCCATTATCCGAGGTATGAATTGGAGTTACAAACGCGAGAGACTTGAGTCCAGCTGCAGAGATCAGGGTCCCTGATGAGCCCATGAATTCGCATTCCATTTCCTGCAGAAACTTCTGTTCACCAAGAACACGGCGTTGTTCATCCGCCCACTTCTGATCACGACCTGGAACCTGACGCCAGTTAGCCTCAACGTGTGTAAATCCGTTTTGACCTTCAACTGCTTCAGTCCACATCCTATAAAAGTGATTCATGCCATTTGGCGTTGAAGAAATTAAAATCTTCGAAGTTGTACCAGAAGAAATTGTTGGATAAACAGACGTGAAAAATTCTTCAGCGATATTACTTGGAACGAATGCAAACTCGTCAAGATATAGTAGCGAGATAGAGAAACCACGGATTGCGCTAGAGGCAGTAGAGTTAGCCAAGACGCGACATCCGTTTTCTAACTCAATGTCACCCTTGTTCCAAACTTTGACGCCTTGCTGAATCCACATTGGCAATGCTTCGTATGCTAGTTTGATACGAGCAAGAATTTCTCTTGATGTACTGGCTTTATTTGCAAGAATCGCAACGGTCTTATCTTGATTGAATAGAATGTACCAGAGAATATATCCGACGATGATCGTAGTCTTACCGACCTGACGACCTGCCTTTACGATAACACGACGGTTTTCATTAATATCTGTTACAACTTGTTTTTGAAAAGGATAAAGTTCAATTTGAACGAAACCTTTATCAAGTGTAATGATCTTAACATAGTTTTCAATAAAGTATGTTGGATCTTGAGCGCACTTGACGAACTCACGGATTTGATCTTCCGTAAGATTCATCGCCATGTTCACTCGCTTCAGCTTGGGATTGCCAAGATAATGCTTTAATTTAGCCGCTATTGGATTCATTCTTTAATTGTCGCAATAACTCAGCAGTGCTTCCGACGAATACTGCTTTGTCTACATTGATATTGGTTGGTGCTGCTGATTCTTTTGGTTGAAGTTCTTGTTGCTGCTTTTGAAGAATCATTAATTTCTCTGTGACATCAGAGAGATTCTTGATCATGTTTGCTGCTACTTCATACGCTCTTGGATGTTGCGATTCTTTTGCCACTTCAAGAATGCCTTCCAAAGCCTCATTACCTTTTTCGATAAGATTGTAATAATTAGCACGAGAATAGTCAGCATCAGGATTATCAACTGATCTGTCTGGCTCATGAATAGTAACACTTTTATTACCCTCGCTTACCACAGGAATATAATCAGTGTTTAAAATATCAGAAAGATTTTGGTCAACCTTACTCATGTTATATTTGGGAATATCTCTATTTGCTCATCAAAACCAAATGCAGTATTAGCATTTGCAGTAATTGGCGATGGAAGAATACTCAAATTGACCAATTGATTATCGATCACTGAATCAA